GACTTATCATACTATCTCCTCTTATAACATGACAAATCATACTATATAGTAATATAGTATCTTATAACACCACATATCATATATTTAGTTGTCAAATGACGATTTGTAGTAGTTTCACCAGCTATATCATCTTTTATGATGATATGTCCTGTTCTTCTACGGTTTTTGTCGTTTTGTGTTATTAACTATATTATATACCGGTTTTGCAAGATCTTCTCTCCCCGAGGGTCTTAGACGCAAGCCAGAGGTTAAGGGTGAGCACGTTCAAATATAAGTTAGCTTAGCTATCAGTAGAGACTCTAGAATAGACAAGTGAGATAGCATAAGAGACTAAAGGAATCTACTTCTCCGTTAGCTTTACACGCAGTAACGTCTCTTTAGAGTCTAGCTAACTGGTCAATGGCGGAAGTTACTGCAATCTGCTTAGGGGGCCCGACTGAAAAACAAGCGCTCGTGATAGCCCGGTATATACCGAAACGTTGAAGTCCCCGTGGGGAATTTGGTATAATCTGATTAGAGGCAACGCCCGTTGAAGGTGGTTGGCGACAAACGTTGAAAGCAGGATCAAATGAAGGATAGGAACGATCAGGAGTGGCTTCCGGATGAGGCGCTCGAGATCATCAACTGCGAGCGTATCACCGACCCTCCTGAGCGAAATGACGTGGACAGGGCCAAGACGATCCTGGAAAGAGCCGTTCCTATGGCGGCTAAGAGTGTCGCTTGGCTAGCGCTGCACAGTGGCAACGAGCAAGTGCGGCTAAGGGCTTCACAGTATATCATTGATGGTGTCATCGGCGGCGCTTGGAAGACCACTGGCGGCGAGGATGACCTATTGATGGCGCTGGTGAACCAGCTCCAAGAGAACGACGACAAGCCTAACGCCAGGTTCGCACGTTAGCCAGGTTGGGCCCTGTGGGGAATGCTGAGCCCGAGGGCGTCACTATATAGGGGGATAACATGTTTGCATTCATTGCAGCCGTTATATTCTTCTTGGCGGCTGTTGGCATGAAGCTTGGAAGCATTAACATGCTGTACCTGGCCTTGGGCTTCCTAGCTTTGCACTTCGGATTTGCGTGGACGCCTTGGGTAGGTTGGCGAAAGAGGAGGGGCGGGCAGTGAGGAAGTTCAGACGAGCCTTAGGGTTCTGGCTTGTGATGCTGGTAACGGTAGTTGGCGTGCTTGCGGTGACTGAGTCACCCGCTGCGGCTAGCTTTAGCCAGTGTGCCGTAAGCAACCAGGTATGTGCCTGGCAGAACTCTAACTGGGGCGGTGGGTTTACCTACCTGGCTCAGACGCCTGGATGTAACGTGCTGTACTCGCCGTGGCGGTACACGATAAGCAGCCTGTACAACGGGACCAACAAGACGTTGTTCATCTTCGATAACACCAGCTGCTCTACGGGCATTTTCAGCAACTGGGCACAGTTGAATCCTCATATGGGAACCTCTAATATGGGCGGCTTCAACGATGAGACCGGCTCGTATAAGTTGGTCTGATAATGTGGTGGAGCGATGGTACCATGGGGCCTAATTGGCCTTGGCCTAACACAGGGAGGATCTAGTGCCAATTCGGACAGCAGTAATTGGGGATACTGTACAGTTCCGTGACACGCACGGCAAGACACGGAATGTAATGGTGTATGGCACGCAGGCTGCGAGTGGTTCAGCGCCTGCGCAGCCTGCGGTTGGCAACTCGGGGGCGGGTGGCTCGCTAGGTGCCGCTACGTACAGCTACCGGATTAGCAAGCTCAAGGGAGGTGCTGAGACGTTGGCTAGCACTGCTGGTACTACAGTCGTAGGTGGTGGCACTACCAACAAGTGTACGATCACGTTACCTGGCGTAGCTGGTGAGCAGTATGCGATTTACGGGCGCGTTGGCGGCTCTGAGCTGCTCATAGGCGTGAGTGCGCTTGGTGCTAGCAGCTTCGATGACACTGGTGCCGTTACACCAGCTGGAGCGTTGCCAGCTGCCGATGGCCGCATTGGGGTGTTCGACCCTCACGTAGATCCAGAGCTGCGAGGCTTTGGTGGGATTAGCGCGCCGGTTCTGAAGGCGACGGGCTTGAAGCAGACGAACGTTTACTTCCTAAGGACCTGAGCGATGCAACCGAGAACCCTCCTAGAGACCAACACTGCTGATCGCAAGCCGAGCCCTATGCGGTTTACCGATATGACGCCTGTGACTAAGCGGCAGAAGAAGGTTGCCAAGGCGAAGGCTCGGACGCCCCGTAAGGTGGTGCAGCCGCCCGTAACTACTAAGCGGCAGCGCACGCAGAAGGCTGTGGCGACGGCCCATAAGGGGTACTAGGAGGCTAGCAATGGGCGAGTACTAGGAGGCACTGATGGCATGGCGATCAAAGATTAACCGGCACGTGCAAGTGCTGGTTCGGGTTAGTGCTAGCGTCATACGGGTGCGGCCTGGAACGATTACGGGATTTGCCACCGATACTAACCCGATCATCCGCGACAAGCGAGGCTCAGCTACTACGTACGGCAACGGGGCGGTTGGGGTACCACAGCGGCAGGATCCGGATGAGAACCAAACGATAACGAAGTACATCCCGCAATAAGTCAACTTGCTTATGACTTCCTTATTATATAGGAGGGGTTGTGAATTACGCTACAATGCTAGTGTCGCTACTTATAGGAACGATATTACCAATCCTTGTAGCAGCTGTTACTAAGTGGAGCACGCAGAGCTGGATCAAGGCAACTTTGCTGTTAGGCCTCTCAGGCGTAACTGGGTTGCTCACTGAATGGATCGGCAATCCTCAGATCAACTGGGTCGTCGCGGGGGTTCTGGCACTACAGACGTTCGTGATTGGTGTGGCACTACACTTTGGCCTTTGGAAGCCTACAGGGGCTTCCGAGGCTGTCGCTAATAGCGTCGGTCCAACGGACAGGTAAGTCCGATTGCCGACTCATCCACAGGGGGATGCGTTGGACAATACAGTTGTTATAGCACTCGTTAGCTCTATAGGCGTGATCAGCGTTGGAATTGGTGCGCCTGCCTTGCTAGCGTACTTGACTGGCAAACAACGTCGCGAGGAAAAGCTGGAAGACTACGCCCGGCAGGACCTAGTCGCTGAGAGAGCTGAAAAGGCTGCTAGGAACGCTGAGGCAGTAGCTAAGGCTGCAGCGGTAAAGGCTGAGCAGGCGGCTAGGCAGGCAGCAGTGGCCGCAGCAAAGCTGCTTGCGTCTAATGCGGATATTGCTGTGACTTCGGCTGTGGCGGCAAAAGCGACACTAGATCAACTTGGTGTGATTCATACTCTAGTCAACTCGACGCTCACCGCATCGATGGAAGGTGAGCGCTTTGGTGCAATTCGAGAATTGGCATTGGCTAAACGGCTAGAGGCCTTGGCTGTAGTGAATGGACTCGAACCGGATCCGGAGACAGCTGGATTGATTGTAGCTGCAGAAGTGCGTTTGGCCGAGCTCGAAGCGCAGCTCGCAGAAAGGCAAGGCCAGACTAAAGTTGCTGAGGAGCAGATTCGGCAGGCTGGGGATTCGTTGTCGACGATGGGACATGACTAATGGCACTCTCGAAGCAGAAGTACTTTGACTTAGTGAAATATACGCCGCATCCTAAGCAGGCGTTGTTTCACAGTTCACCTTCACGCTTCAGAGTGCCTGTATGCGGGCGACGCTTTGGTAAGAGCCACATGGCTTCGAGGGATGCTGGGCCTGAGTTATTCCTCCCAAAGCGTCGCTTCTGGATTATTGGCCCAACCTACGACCTCGCCGAAAAGGAGTTCCGGGTGATCTGGGACGACCTCATCATCGGTCAGAAGCTTGGATTGGATAAGCGTGTCAAGAAGGGGTATTCGAAGCGCAGTGGTGAGATGTGGATCGAGTTCCCGTGGCAGACACGAGTCGAATGTCGCTCCGCTGATCACCCAGAGAATCTGGTTGGTGAGAAGCTACATGGGGCCATTATGTCTGAAGCGGCAAAGCATCGAAAGGACACTTGGGAACGATTTATTCGACCGGCACTTGCAGATGCTAGGGGTTGGGCAACGTTTCCTACGACTCCTGAAGGATACAATTGGCTTTACGACCTTTGGGCCTACGGACGTAATCCGGATCCGACCTACAAGGACTACGAATCTTGGCAGTTCCCGTCGTGGGATAACCCTTACGTTTATCCAGGCGGCTACAAGGATCCGGAAATCTCGCTTATTAAGGCAACGGTTCTACCCGCGTTCTTTGACCAGGAAATCGCGGCTATGTTCAACGCCTTTGTCGGCAAAATTTACGAGGAATTCCAAGAGATCACCCACGTAACAGAAGTCAAGTACAATCCGGATTGGCCGAACTACATCGCGTTCGACTGGGGCTTTACAAACCCTCTAGCTGCTATTGAGTTCCAGGTCACTCCGTGGCAGCAGATTCGAATCTGGCGTGAACACTACCAAGCCGGCTTGATGCTCCGTCAGCACTTAGACATCCTCCGTAATAGGGAGCAGCCTCGTGGATACCACATCGACCTCACCTTCGGAGATGCAGCGTCGCCGGAAAGTGTCCTTGAAGTTAGCGAATCGTTTGCACCTTGCATTGCTGACCCGAGAAGTAAATCTGGAACAGCAAAGGTCATGCATGAGTCCCAAGGACGACACACCCGAGAGTCCGGATGGCGTGAAGGCGTAGAGCTCGTCAAGTCATTCCTTAAGATGCGGGAGATTGGAATCGCGGATGAGTACGGAACCCCTCTCGAAGAGTCCGGACTTATTATTGACCATTCGTGCACTAACACAATTCGTGAGTTCAATAATTACCGAGCTCCGGAAAGTGCTACCAAGTCCGACCGCAACGTTAGAGAAGATGCTCGCCAATGGGACAATCACGCGCTCGACGCTATTCGATATGGCCTCATGCACATCTTCAAGCTTGGGGCGACGCAGCGCCTCTCTGAGCTCTACAGCAATGACGATCTCATCAAGGCTATCGAAGACACCTTTGTTGGGTCCTCGTCAGGGTTCTTCGGACGCGACCATCTCAATTTCTAATCCCGGTAATTGACTTCTGATGCATTTCACGGATCTTGCGGTTAACGTTAATTCACCTAAACTGAATTAACGTTTCAAGTTTAGGCACCACGTAACGTTGGAGGTGCAGTGGGAACGGTCAAGCACGATATCACCGTGCAGCAGGGGGCGAAGTTCGTGCTATCCATTGCTGCCCAGAACGCAGACAAGTCAGTTATGAACTTGTCAGGGTATACTGGTCGAATGCAGATACGTGATGCTGCAGGTGGAGCTTCCACCTACCTAGATGCGACGTCTGCTAATGGAATGATCGCAGTGAATGGTCCCGCAGGGGTCGTTACGGTAACGGTTGGCGCCGACGTTACCGACCCGATGACCTGGAAGAATGGTGTGTACGACCTAGAGGTAACCAATGGCGCTACGAATGTCATAAGGCTCGCAGAGGGGTTTGCTTCTTTCAGTGCGGAGGTAACACAACCATGACCAACGCCCTATTCGAGAAGGGCCGTGAAGGCTTCCTTGACGGTTCGATAGACTGGGACACAGGCACGTTCAGTGCGGCGCTCCTGGACCTGTCCACTGCTACCGACGTTGGTGTCAAGGCTATTGCGTCTTCGACCAACGCGACTCCTATTGTTGTCACGGCGACTGCTCATGGCTTTGCCAACGGTGACCTTGTCTTCATTGATGGTCATGCGACAAACACAGCCGCTAATGGCTTCTGGAAGATTGCAAACCAGGCAGCGAACACGTTCGAACTTACCAACCCAGTATCAGGTGCTAACGCTGTTGGCAACGGTGTTGGCGGTGCTACTGGCTACTGTGTCAACTACGGTCCAAGTGCTGCAGGTGACAACTGGGATGACTTCGACGGTTGTCTCGTTGGTGGTGCACCCGGCAAAGTGAACCTCTCAGCGCCAACAGTGACTGCAGGCGTAGCAGACGCTGCTGACACGACATTCACTTCTATCACAGGCGCTTCGGTGGAAGCAGTAGCAATCCTTCGGGATACGGGTACACCATCCACGTCGCGCATGGTATGTCTGATCACAGGCAAGTTCATTGTGACTGCCGATGCATCGCTAGCTGCAGGCACGGCTCTTGTGGTCGAGCCCATACCTTACGGCATCCCGAACGGTACGGTCCTAGCTTTCTCCACTGGACAGTCTGCAACACTGACCGCTCTAGCTAACGCTGGCGATCGTGTCCTCACTGTATCGTCTACCACAATCACGTCAGGTGCACGTGCTCTTGCACCTGCTACCAGCTCAGGTCTTCCGGTCACGCCAAATGGTGGCAACATCGTTATTACGTGGGACAACGGTGTCAACCGGATCTTCAAGTTGTAAGGAGGCGCTATGTCGATTAAGATCTTGACTCCGGCCACTCCAATCCACGTTCTAGATGGTGCTGCATGGGCCACCTTCACCGCCTTCCAGAACATCTCGCCTGAGCCTCAGATTATCATACCACAGCAGACCCTTGAGGCTGGCCTAGAGATCGAGCTCATAGCGTGGGGTGAGCATTCGTCTACCGGTACGCCTAACCTACAGATCGGTTTCTGGTTCAATGGTGCTGTCGCTCCTGCTGTACCTACTTCCGTATTTGGCCTATCGGGAGTTGTTGCGGTGGCAGGTATTGCTAGTGCGCCGTGGATGGCAAAGTACCATGGTCGGCTTCGTGTAGCTCAGCCCAACAACGCCGCATCTTGGAACGGTCAAGGCTCAGCGAAAATTGCAGCGCAACTAGCTGGCCCATTTTCAGTTGTGCCGATGCCTATCACTCTTGCACTGCGCACGGTTACTGCTGACGTAAGTGCTGCTAGAGCTATCGGTGTCGGAGCAGCATGGAGTGCAAGCTCGGCTTCTAACTCTGTCAAGGTTAATGGTCTCTCGGCTAGACTTGTTACCGGGTACTAAACCTTCACAGCGTGGCGAAGGGAGGTGGTTAGCCAGTGACCACTGACTCTGACGACTTTAACAGAGCTAATGCTGATCCTATTGGTGGTAACTGGTCTGCAGTAACCAGCATGGGTCAGGTCAAGATCGTCTCGAATGCGGCTACGCCTTCTAACCTTGCCAACGACACTGCTAATGCTTGGAACCTCCATACCTTTGGCCCTGATCAGTTCTCTGAAGCTAATGTTACCGTTAACGGTGGGAGTGTTGGTACAGGGCCTGGTGTTGCAGTTAGAGTTCAGACAGGTACTGGTTGGCTTTACTGGGTAGTGCTGAATCATAACGGAGCACAAGAGGCACAGCTTGGAAAGTTCGCGTCGGGCGGCTTTACAGCTCTTTGGACACGCGGAGTAACCTTCGTTGATGGTGACCGTGTACGACTGGAGATAAAAGGGTCAACACTCAAAGCTTTTCTCAATGGTGTTCAGATAGGTGCCGATACTACAGATACTGAAATTACTACAGGTCAGCCAGGTCCAGGTTACTCATCCGCAGTCACTACCGCCACCATCGATAACTGGGCAGGCGGCGACCTAGACGTTGATGCATCATTCGTACAGGACTTACCGACGTGGTTCGTACGAGAGCTTTTGGCAATAAGCGACAAGTTTACATATGATAGCGCAGTAACTTCTCCTGATCAGACCGTTATACCTGGTGGGATTGTTTCGTCTGAGGTATTCGGTTTACCTGCCATAAGCATGAGCATCGCACCCGGTGGTATACCATCTAGTGAAGTGTTTGGTTCACCTTCCATAAGCAGGAACGTTACACCTGGGGGTATTCCATCCAGCGAAGCACTTGGCGCAGCTACTGTAGGTGTAGGCATCACGCCTGGAGGCATACCGTCTTCGGAGGCATTCGGGCTACCGACTATAACTACGACAGCAACGATAAGTCCTGGTGGTATACCTTCTAGCGAACGACTCGGTGCAGCCTCAGTTACGACAGTCACAACTGTCACACCCCAAGGTATATCGACCTCTGAGGTACTTGGCAACCCGTCAATAACTGTAATCACTGCAATCAATGCTGGAGGTATACCAAGCTCCGAACAACTTGGCAGCCCGACAATAACGACAACTGTAACAGTTACACCGCAAGGGATACCATCTAGCGAAGCCTTTGGTAATGCTAACATTGCAACTGCTAGCTCGATCACACCTGGTGGCATCCCGTCATCTGAGAGTGTTGGTAGTCCATCCATAACGACAACGTACACGGTCACAGCACAGGGTATACCGTCCAGTGAGCGTGTCGGCAACAACGTAGTCACCTCAACAGTAACTATAACGCCCCAAGGCGTCCCGTCCAGCGAAGCTGTTGGCAATCCAAGCATCACAGTCATTACAGCTATTAACGCCGGAGGTATTCCCTCTAGCGAACAGTTCGGCAACGTAACCATAACAACCTCGGTTACCGTTACACCTCAAGGCATAACGTCATCGGAACGGCTCGGCAATCCTTTCGTTCAGGTTTCAGCTGCAACGATTACACCAGGCGGAATTCCATCATCCGAACGCTTCGGCAGCCCTACCATCACGACTGGTTCTGTAACAGTTACAGCTCAGGGCATACCATCATCCGAGCGTTTCGGTCTTGCACAAGTTAGTCTTGGCGCACTAGCACTTAGCATAACTGCGCAAGGTATACCAAGTCAGGAGGCTATTGGATGGTGCTTCGTTGGTCATGAAGTAACCGTCGATCTGATTTGGAGACCTGATAAGATCTTGATCTGGATTGACGATTCACCTGTGCTGCTCTATCGGGAACCTAATCCAGATACAGTACAAGTGGACGATGCTCCACTAATTTACAGAACAGATCCAATCGTTAGTTAAATTCGAACATTCACAGGTCGCGTCCTGTGGGGATTGAGGAGAACATGACCGCGACTGACGTGGGCAGTGACGGCCTCACGAACTACCGTGAGGTTGCGATTGAGGAACTAATCGAGA